GAGCAGTATTTTATCTATTAGGTACTCATGGCGGTAATGCTTATGTAAATACAGGGGATAATACCTATGCAATATGGACAAGACCGATAGAAGCTGAGATTACTTCCGGATCAGCCTCAGCCAGTCCGTCAGGTTCAGAAAGTCCATCACAGTCAGGTTCCAAATCAGGAAGCAAATCCGGATCGCCTTCAGTTTCGGTTTCACCATCACCATCCGGAAGCCATTCAGAATCCAAATCTTTGTCACCATCTTGGAGTGCAAGTAAATCTGAATCCAAGTCTCTTAGTCCGTCAGCTTCAGGATCGGCTTCGGGTAGTGCAAGTGGTAGTAAGTCCGGATCTAAGTCGCTTTCGCCTTCGGCTTCCGAGAGTTCTTCGGTCTCGGCCAGTGCCAGTCCATCAGGATCAGGATCTAAGTCATCTTCGGCATCTGCCAGTCCATCCGGTAGTGAAAGTCCGTCCGGTAGTGAAAGTCCGTCAGCTTCGGGATCAGCATCAGGATCAGCATCAGGTTCTAAGTCTGAATCTAAATCTCAAAGTCCTTCAGCGTCAGAGAGTAAATCTCAAAGTCCTTCGGCTTCGGGATCTGTATCAGAAAGTCCATCTAAGAGTGCATCATGGAGTCAAAGCCCGTCAGCCAGCGGTAGTAAGTCAGAATCCAAGTCCCAAAGCCCGTCAGGTAGTCAAAGTCCTTCAGCTAGCGGTTCAGCTTCGGAATCTAAGTCTCAAAGTCCTTCAGCGTCTGAATCTAAGTCTGAATCTAAGTCTGCTAGCCCATCTGGATCAGCCAGTCCATCAGGTAGTACAAGTTTGAGTCCGTCAGGATCGGCCTCACCGTCAATACCATTCTAATATGAAACCATATATAGCATTAACTACAGTAATATCAGGAGAAGTACAGGGAGGTACAACAAAAGCACAATTACCGAATGTTCCTTGTACTATGGTTAATATAAGGGCTCTTTCTTCAAATGCTACCAGTGTTTATCTTGGGGGAGAGAATGTTAAAGTTCCTGATGGTACAACCGATCAAGTATCCGGGTTTGAATTGGATGCAGGACAGGAAACAGGTTGGTTGCCTATAAGCAACCTTAACCAACTTTGGATGATTACGGATGCTAATGGTGATGATATTTGCTACTTAGCCTTCAGATAACCTCTTGACAATTACTTCTTATGTGTGTAAGATGTATGTATGCAACGTATCAACATCTTCTTGGAAGAAAAACAGATAAAGTTTATAAAATCCCTACCAGGTACACTCAGTGATAATGTCCGTCAGTTTGTTTCCAAATCCATAAAAGAAATAGAAAATAGAAGTGTTAGTTCTTCAGCAACAAAGGGTGGTGGTAAAGATGAATGATACCTTAACTCCACAAAATGATACTTTAACTCCTCAACCGGAGATTCTTCAACCGGAACAACCTTTAACAATGTCCTTACCTAATGCTCTTAAACTTGTTATTGAAGGTAAAAGAATTGCTAAACAAGAGTGGAAAAATGCGGATTATTGTTTATTAAAAGATGGCTGGTTAAAAATATTTCATAAAAAAGAAGGGGATAAACTTCCTAATTTTCATACCTGGATAATCAATGATGGTGATCTATTGGGTGAAGATTGGATAGTTTTACCGGATTTAAGTTAATATGCCTATTTTAAGTGTAATTATACCTAACCGTAATTCTATATTTACAACCAATACAATCAAAGATGTACTGGATAAGGCCGGGGTAGATGTTGAAGTGGTTGTGAATGTAGATGAGAAATGGCCTTCTCCATTATTAAAAGATGAAAGAGTCCATTATATACATCCTAGCAGTCCTATCGGACTTAGACAGGCAATTAATAATGGTGTAGCAATGGCAAAAGGTAAGTATATTTTAAAAAGTGATGATCATTGTATGTTTGGAGAAAACTTCGGCAAGATATTGATTGAAAACCATTTAGAAGATAATTGGGTACAGATACCAAGAAGATATGCATTAGATGCCGAGAATTGGAAGATAGAGGAACGGACTGATAATAAATATCCGATTGATTATATGTATATAGACTTTCCTAGAAAAGGTAAAGATCATGATGACGGTATGCATGGAGTACCCTGGCGTGAAAGAAGGGAAGAACGTAAAGACATTCTTATAGATGATACGCCAAGTATGCAGGGATCGTGTTACTTTATGACTAAGAATTACTTTGATAATGTATTTCATGGATTCCATGAAGAAGGTTATGGACAATTCGCCCAAGAAAGCCAAGAATTAGGATTTAAGACCTGGTTAGGTGGCGGAGCAGTCAAAGTAAATAAAAAGACCTGGTATGCACATCTTCATAAAGGAAACAGATATGGCAGATTCTATAACTTTCCGGGTGGAACAGTTGAGGCTTCCAGTTGGAGTGCCGAGCATTGGTTGAATGACCGGGAACCGAATATGATACATAAGTTTGAATGGTTTATTGATACTAAATTTCCAGGTATGCCTAGTTGGCCCGTTGACTGGAAAGAACAGATAAGGAGTATGGGATGGATTCATTAACTAAACTGGCAATTAAATACAAAACCGATAAATGGGGAAAACATAATTATACCCCTATATATTATTCAATGTTTAGGAATAATGCCAAAAGAAGAAAAGTTAAAAAGGTACTTGAAATAGGAGTCGGTGAAGGAGCAGGAGTACGTATGTTCAGGGATTTTTTCCCTAATGCAACTATATACGGTGCAGAACTTTGTGATGACCGATTATTTAGAGAAGATAGGATAGAGGTTATTAAATGCGACCAGTCTAAACGTGAAGATCTGCTTAAATTATTTCTAACTACCGGACTTGATTTGGATTTGGTTATTGATGATGGTTCTCATAAACCTGAAGATCAGGTATTTACCTGTCTTTCAACAACAAAACACTTAAAGAGAGGTTGTATTTATGTTATTGAAGATGTAGCTGATGAGTTAATACTTATACCAATAAAGAAGTTTTATAAAGATGCTAAATTGGTAAAAGCCGGAAATCGGTATGATGACAAGTTGATAATTATAAATCTATGAAAATAGCAATCGTTGGGAATGACCATATGGCTCAATCTTTCTCTTATTGTCTTGAAAAGATGGGTCATCAGATTACTTCTTTAGAAGAGTGTGATGTTTGCTGGATAGCGATTGATACTCCTATTAAAGACGGAAAAGGAGATATTAAACCGGTCTTTGATACAGTTGAAAAGATAAAAAATAAATTAAAAGGTAAATTAGTGCTTCTTTCAAGCCAAGTACCTGTAGGAACTACTAAAAAGTTATTGCAAGGACTTCATTATGCCTATATTCCTGAACATATGAGAATAGGTAGGGGAATATATGATTTTATGAATCTTTCTGAGTATACAATTGGAGTAGATGACAAGGGATTAAAACTTATTCTTCGTACTATCTTTTATGATAAACCAATTCTTTATACCAGTGTTGCAAGTGCAGAAATGATTAAGCATGCTGTTAATGCCTTCTTAGCCACTACAGTGACTTTTATTAATGATATTTCTGATATTTGTGAGAAAGTAGGAGCTGATGTTACTTCTGTTACCAGGGCATTGAGATCGGATTGGAGAATAGGAAAAGAAGCCTATCTAGATGTATCTGTCGGTTTTCGTGGAGGTCATTTTGACAGGGATTTACATTATCTCCAGGGAATAGCTAAAGAACAGAATATAGATATTCCGCTAATTGATGCAGTTTTGGAGAAGAACCATAAACGCAGGGATAAAATAGTTAATAAATTAGTTAATATTTAATGATTAGATTTGCAGTTATCGGTAAAGGGAAAATGGGTCAAAGATGGATTGGTGTTCTTTATGAACTTGGAAAACTTAATGGTATTGCTACACGAAATTATAAAGATCTAAAAGATATTGATGCTGTAATAATTGCCGTTCCCCATAAATATTTATATCCTATTACCCGGTATTTCTTAAAAACCGGTAAACATGTTCTTTGTGAGAAGCCCGGAGGTTTAACAGCAAAAGAAGTTAAAAAGAATATTGATTTGGCAAAGAGAAAAAAGCTCGTTTATATGGTTGGTTATAATTGCCGTTTTCATGACGGATTTATTAAGGCAAGAAAACTGTATGAAAAAGGCAAGATAGGTAAGTTGATTTTTATCCGGTCAAGGTTCGGCTTTGGTGGAAGGAAGAATTACGATAAGGAATGGCGGTTAAATAAAGAAATGAGCGGAGGAGGACACTTACACGACCAGGGGGTACACATGATAGATATGGCTAAATCTTTTATGGCAGAAATTAAGAAGGTAAAAGGAATGGTATCTAATGTGTATTGGAGAGTTGGTACTGAAGATAATGGTTTTGTTATTTTAAAAGATAAGAATAATGTTATTGCCTCAATCCATAGTAGTCTTACTCAATGGAAACGTCTCCACAGTTTTGAAATATACGGTACTAAAGGTTATTTGATAGTAGAAGGATTAGGAATGAGGTATGGAGAACCTGAAAGATTAATCTTAGGTAAACGGACAAAAGATCCAGATAAGGTAAAAGAAACTATCATTGAATGTAATCCTGTTGCTGATGATTCGTTAAGACTTGAATTAAAAGACTTTTTATCGGCAATAAAGAATAAAAGACAACCTTTAATGGATGCGTATGAGACGTTAAAAATTGTTGAGGAGGTTTACAGATGATAAGTATTATTATTCCCAGCTGTAATGAAATAGCAACAACTAAAGAAGGCGTGAATGTTCTTATACGGACAGTTCAGGATATTTATGAGAAAGCAACCGGAGAGTTTGAAGTAATTGTCGGATTTAATGGAGAACCTTATTTAAACCTTCCGGATTATCCTAACCTTCGGAGTCTAAAACTGCCGGAAAATATAGGAATTAAGACATTAGTGAATGTTCTGGCTATTATGGCTAAAGGTGAGTATATATATAAGTCAGATGCTCATTGTATGTTTGGTAAGGGTTTTGACCAGATTCTCCAGGCAAACATGCAGGATAACTGGCTGGTAATGCCTAGATTTTATGTTTTGGATGGGAAAGAATGGAACTGGCAGGATAACCGGCATTATGATTATTTTTACCTTAGTTGTCCGTTTACCGATAATCGGGGATTCAGGTTTAAAGCAGGAGGTCATTGGCCCGAACGTACTGCCGAACGTGAAAATAATGAAGAATATGATATAGACGAAACACCTCAAATACATGGTTCAGGTTGGTTTGCCAATAGAGATTACTTTCTTAATAAAATCGGTGGTTTTCCGTTAAATGATCCTATGGGTCATGCACAGGAACCGGCTAATATCGGGTTAAAGTATTGGCTTGGAGATGGGAAAGTAATGGTGAATAAAAAGACTTGGTACGCACATATGCATCAGGATGGATCAAAAAAAGGTTATAGATATACAAAAGATCAGGAACGGATAAGCTATGATGTCTGGGCTAATTATTGGATGAGAAATAAATGGGGAGAAAGACAACACGATATAAATTGGTTTATAGAAAAGTTTATGCCGATGCCTACTTGGCCGGAGAATTGGAAAGAATTAAAAATATGATAATAGGAATTGTAACCGGAAGTTGGGATTTACTTCATGCCGGTCATGTTAATTTATTTAAAAAAGCCAGACGTAAATGCGATTATTTAATTGCAGGACTTCATGTTGATCCTAGTGTGGAAAGACCATATAAAAATAAACCAATAGAATCTGTCCTGGAACGGACAATTAAACTTGAAAATTGTAAATGGGTAGATAAAGTTTATGTTTATGAAATTGAAGCAGATTTGTCTATATTATTCAAATATGTTAATGCTGATATAAGGTTTTTAGGATCGGATTCTAAAGATGGTAGAGTAATTACTAGCGAGCGTGATATTCTGATTGAATATATTGACTCTTTACCAATACATTCATCAGATCTTAGAAAGAGGATGAAATGATTATATCTAAGACACCATTAAGAATTAGTTTTTTTGGAGGTAATACCGACTTTCGGGAATATTACTTTAAATATGGCGGCTTAGTCTTATCAACTACTATAGACAAGTTTATTTATTGTATTGTGGTAAAACGGTTTGATGATCTGATAATAGTTAATTATTCTCAAAAAGAAACGGTAGAAAATGTTGACCATCTTCAGCATGATCTGGTTCGGGAATCACTTAAACTTTTAGGAATAACCAAAGGAATAGAAATAACTTTCCTATCAGACATTCCAACAGAAGGATGCGGTCTAGGGTCATCTGGTGCGGTTACAGTAGGTGTTTTAAATGCCTTGCATACTTATTTAGGAGAAAATGTGAGTTCGCAACAACTGGCAGAGGAAGCAATAAAGATTGAATTAGATATTTTAAACCATCCAAGTGGAGTTCAAGACCAACATATTGCAGCAATGGGAGGATTTAGAGCAATAGAGTTTTCCCCATCCGGTAAGGTTTGGGGTATGAAACTTAAAATGGAGGAACCGGTAAAGACTGATCTTAACAATAGTTTAATGCTTATTTATACAGGTTTAACAAGGAGAGCAGATTCTATTCTGTCATCACTTAATATAGATGATAATAAAGTACTTCTCGATCAGAATAAGTTGCTTGCTAATGATGCGGTTGTTACTTTACTTAAAGGAAATCTTAATAAGTTTGCTAAATTATTAAATACTTCATGGGAAGCCAAAAAAGTACTTAACAGCAAAACCAGTAATCCTGATATAGATAATATTTATGAAAAAGTTATGAAGTCAGGAGCAGTAGGAGCAAAAATAATCGGAGCAGGAGCCGGAGGATTTATGTTAGTTATGTTTCCTCCTAATAAACGGATAGAAATAAGACAAAAATTGGAAGATTATCAAGAACTACCTTTCAGGTTTGAAGATAGCGGAAGCAAAATTATTTTTAATGTATGAAGATTCTTTGTGTGTGCCGAAGTGGTTATTATAGGAGTGTTCAGACTAAAAAAAGCCTTAATAAGAGAGGGTATAATGATGTATTGTCTGTAGGATCAGATTTAGTCTCCAGAGAAACATTAGATATGCTTTGTGATTGGGCTGATATTATTTTACTGGCTAAACCTACACATGGGGTTAATATTACAACTAATAGAGAAAAGATATTAAAAGATTTTACAATCGGAGATGATTTGGAAACTACAGTTAATAAACAATTAGATAGGATAAAACTATGAAAATAACAGTGATCGGTGCTACGGGTTGGGTAGGAAAATCAATGATGCAACTTTTTCCTGATGCTTATCCTTATACTTCAAATGTTGGGGATAAAGAAGAAGTTAATAAATGTGATATAGCTTTCATTTGTGTTCCTACTCCTAATATTGGAGAAGGTAAACTGGATACTTCTATTATAGAGGAAATTGTAAGTTGGATTGCCTGTCCATTATTGGTAGTCAGGTCAACCGTTAATCCTGGTGATTGTGAGAGGTTATCAATTAAATACAAAAAAAGAATCATCCATCAACCGGAATATTTAGGAGAAACTCCTAGTCATCCTATGCTTGATCCTAAGACAAGGCCGTTTATGATACTTGGTGGAGAACGGGAAGATACTAGACAGTTAATTGAGTTATACCAGACTGTCTATAATGCCAATATTAATATCCGGCAAGTCTCTTTATATGAATCTGAGGTAATTAAATTGACAGAGAATCGAGCGATTGCTTTTAAAGTAGCCCAATGTCAAGAGTTATATGATGTCTGTTTACAAGCAGGGATTGATTATTATGTGATTAGGGAAGCAGTTTATGGAGATGATCCTAGATTTAATCTCTGGTGGACATTTGTTTATCCTGATAAGCGTGGATTTAACTCAAAATGTATACCAAAAGATATTTATGCCTGGTGTGCATTTTCGGAATCATTGGGGTATAATCCAACTATAACTCGTATAATTTTAGAAAAAAATAAAGAATGGATAAAATTAAATGAGAAAAATAAATATTAGTACAAATAAATATCCAAATCGTTTTGCATTGGTTGATGATAACCTATTTGATTATTTAAATCAGTGGAAATGGGGTATTAGTACAAAAGGTTATGTTTATAGAAAAGAGAATAATAAATATATAGCAATGCATAGAATTGTAAATAATACACCAATAGGATATGAAACCGACCATATAAATAGAGATAAATTAGATAATCGTAAAATAAATCTTAGAACTGTTACGAGAAGTCAAAATAAGATGAATACTGGTTTATGGAAACATAATAAATCTAAGTATAAAGGGGTTTTTTGGGATAAACAAACTAAAAATTGGAGAGCTATGATACAAATAGTAGGTGTAGGAATACATTTAGGTAGATTTATAAAAAAGAAAGATGCTATTAATGCAAGAAAAAACGCAGAAAGGATTTTATGGCTACACAAATGAATGTTTCGTTAAAATATGGTACTCATTTACCTTGTCTTATTCAGGCTTTTTCTAAGACTACAGGAGATATTTTGGAACTAGGAACTGGAATATTCAGTACTCCTTACTTACATTATGCTTGTACTCTTGCTAAACGCAATCTGGTGAGTTATGAGAATTATAGAGAATGGTTTGATTTTATCAGTAAATACGAAAATGAATACCATAAGATTTTTTGGGTAGAAAAATATAGCGATTTAGTTTGGGATAAGACATGGGATATAGTACTGATTGACCAAACACCGGATTCCAGCAGATCAGAAGAGGCAGTAAGACTCAAAGATAAAGCAAAATATATAGTAATCCACGATTCCAATCCAAGTAATTATAAAGTAACCCATTATGACAAGATTTATCCTTTGTTTAAATTTAAGACGGATTGGCATGGAGATAAAAATAGAGCGACAGTATTAAGTAATTTAGTAGATTTAAAGGATTTTTGGCTATGACTTTAGAATTTGTACTTAATAAGTTTAAATTGGACTCTAAAACGGTTTTTCCGGTTAGATTAATATTTAAACGGTATGATATGGCCGGAATGTTTAGGGAATTGGGGTATAAGATAGGTGCTGAAATAGGAGTAGATAAAGGACATTATTCCGAGATACTATGTTTACAAAATCCAACAGCAAAAGTATATGCTATAGACTCTTGGGAGGGAGAGTATGAAAGCCATTATGAAGAAGCTAAAAAACGGTTAGCTCCCTATAATTGCATTATTATTAAATCAACCAGTATGGAAGCGGTTAAGAAGTTTAAAGAAGGAAGTCTGGACTTTGTTTATATTGACGCTAACCATGATTACGATCATGTTAAAGAGGATTTAGAAGAATGGTCAAAGATTGTCAGGACTGATGGAATAGTCAGTGGACACGACTATGGACATTATAAGCATAAAGACCGTAATTTAGGTTCAAAACAAGCCATAAATGAATATGTTTCCAAATACAATAAAAAATTATTTCTTGTAAACAGGAATTTTCAGACTTCCTGGTTTTTTGTAAAATGAATACTTATAAATACATAATAGACAAATACAAAATAACAGTAGGTAATCAATATATAGTTGATATACCTAATATCACAAGAGAAGATTTAGCAAAACTATTCGCTGAATTGAAATTCAAAATAGGTGTAGAAGTAGGAGTAGATAAGGGTGAATATTCTGAAGTTTTATGCAAGACTAATCCGCAAGCGACTATTTATGGTATTGATCCTTATGACCGGGCAGCCTATGAACCGAATATTAAACCTCATGAGGCTGGAATATGGGATACCCAAGAAGGATTTGAAAGTAATTTTGAAAAAGCAATTAAATTATTATCTCCTTATAAAAATTATACTCTTATCAGGAAATACTCATCAGAAGCTCTAACGGATTTTGAAGATAATTCATTAGATTTTGTCTATATAGATGCTAACCATGATTTTCCTAACTTTATTTACGATCTCCATTATTGGTTAAAGAAAGTAAGAATAGGTGGAATTATGTCAGGCCATGATTACGCAGTTTATTCTTACAAAAAGTTTAATCATGTTAAAAGGGCATTAGATGCTTATGCAAGATCGTACCGGATGATTCCATTTTTTGTTGTCGGAAGATTTGAGAAATTAGATGGAGAAGTCCGAGATAAATTCAGAAGTTGGTTCTGGGTAAAAGATAAATAAGGAGGTGAAATATGGAACAGTTTGATATAGAAATATACTTTGATTTAATAGGTAAGGCAGCGTTATCATTTATTGATGATCCTGCTTATACGGATGCATTAGATATTTTAGAAGATTGTTATAAGCGAAAAGGTACTGTTTTTACAATGGGTTGTGGAGGTTCAGCTTCAACGGCAACTCATTTTGCTGCTGATCTGGCTAAAACAGTCAGTTCAGATAAAGGATTTAAAGCATTATCATTAGTGGATAATATACCTCTTGTGAGTGCTTGGATAAATGATTTCGGTTGGGAAAGTGTTTTTGAAGGCCAATTAAGATCTTGGATTACTAAAAATGATGTATTAGTTGGGTTTTCAGTTCATGGAGGGAATAAAAAATGGTCAGGTAATTTAACTAAGGCAATGATGTTAGCAAAAGAACGGGGAGCAAAGATTATCGGATTTTCCGGATTTGATGGAGGAGCAATGAAAGAATTAGCAGATGCATGTTTGGTAGTAGATACTTTAAGTGAAACATACGGGACTCCCTTAGTTGAAGCAATGCACGTTGTAATTCATCATGGTATGGTATTTGATTTAAAAGAAAGGATTAAAAATGCAAAAATATAAATCAGGAATCTTTTATGATTCGGCTAATCTTGAAGAATTAAGTAAGTGGTTTAAAACAGGTATTATTGGAGGAGCAACTACTAATCCGGTTATCCTGCAAAAGGAAGGGATATTTAATATCCCGGAGCATATTTCAAAGATGATAGAGATTGTCGGTTATGATTTTCCTATTTCTATAGAAGTTCCAGATTCGGAAATGACAGTGGATGAAATGATTAAACTGGCATTGGCTTATAGAGATAGGTTTCCGCATAATGCGGTAATTAAAATTCCTATGGATGCCAATAATCCGCAAAAGTCATTTGAAGTAATGAATTACTTAAGTAAGAAAAGCGTACAGATTAATGCTACATTGGGACTTACGGCCGGACAGCTTATAGGGGCAGCAGAAGCTCTTCGTAATGGCAGTAAGAGTTATCTCAGTCTGTTTTGGGGTAGGTGTGATGAGGCAGGAGGAAGCGGGGCAGTTGCTACCTTAACTACCGTATTGAAGTATTTAGAAGTACATAGATTAGAGAATGTTAAGGTTATTATCGGAAGTATAAGGAATATTAGCCAGATTGAACAGGCTTTCACACTAGGAGCGCATATAGTAACGATACCGCCTAAGTTAATAGGTGAATGGATGTTTACTAAACGTGGAGTGGAAACAGCAGATCAGTTTAATAAGGCATATAGGGATATAAAAGATAAGGTGGTATTAGTATGATTGTAGGAAAAGGCGACCTGGCTAAGGTTATTAAAGACAGACCGGGTTTTTGTTTCTTTGCCAGCGGTGTTTCTAATTCTTCTGAAATAAAGGAATCCGAATACCAAAGGGAAAAGGATTTGTTGTTAAAACAGCAAAAAGACTTGCATATAGTTTACTTCAGTTCTCTATCTGTATTCTACGGAAATTCAAGATATGTTGAACATAAGAAACAAATGGAGGAATTAGTACAAGGTTTTCCAAGCTATACAATAGTCCGGTTGGGTAATATAACTTGGGGTGATAATCCGCATACGCTGATAAATTACCTTAGAGCACATCCAAAGGCTGAAATAAGAGATGAATGGCGGTATATCTGTGATAAGGATGAGTTTCTGCATTGGATGGAATTAATTCCTGACTGGAATTGTGAAATGAATATTCCCGGTATTAGAATGAAAGTTAAAGATGTATATGATAAGTATATTCTATAAACCAGCATTTCTTAATATAAATCCGAGTGAACCGTTTTATTTACGCAAAAAGCCTCCCAGAGGCCATTTAATGCGTGTTTCTTCAATTATCCGGGGAGACCAGATAGCTAAGCAGATAGGAGCAAAACTTAATCCTGAAAGCGGTTATGAAAACGATGTCTGTATTTATGTAAAACCACAGGTAAGAAAAGGCGGGGATTTTGAGTTCAAAGGCAGGGTGAATTACCTGGATATGATTGATGGACATAATTTAGCGGAAGTTGCCAAAAAACATCCGGAAGTAGGAGTTATTGTCTGTTCTAAAGCAGATTATAATATTATGTCAAAAGAGATACCTAATAAAATTGTACTTATTCCGCAGCATCATTGTAATTTTGAAAGAACCAGAAAAACAGTAAGGGAAATTAAGAGAATAGGAGTAATTGGTACAAGAGGAGCTTTTCCTTTTCTACCAAAAGAATTAAAACCGGAATTGTCAAAAAGAGGAATAGAGCTTGTTGAATATTCGCAATTCTTTTCAAGAGAAAATATTATTGATTTCTATATGGATATAGACTTGCAGATTGTCTGGAGACCATATAGAAAAATACTTTCCAATCCTTTAAAGTTAGTTAATGCCTCTTCCTTCGGAATACCAACCGTAGCTCTTGATGAAAAAGCCTTCTGGGAATTAAAAGGTATATACATACCAGTCGGTACATTAGAAAGCCTTTTAGAGGCAATAGACAGCCTTGTAAAATCACCAGATCTTTATTTTGATTATTCTATTAGATGTATTGAGAAGGCAGAAGAATACCATATAGAAAATATAGGTAAGTTATATGAAAAGTTATAAATTATCAATCATAATTCCCGGCAGGAATGAAGAATTTTTGGGTAAAACCATAGAGGATGTCCTTTCGCATACTTCAGATCAGACTGAAATAATTGCAATTCTTGACGGTTATCTACCTAATCCTCCTCTTAAACCTGATCCAAGAATTACCGTTATTTATAATCCTGTTGCAGTAGGCCAACGTGGGGCGTGCAATCAGGGAGTAAAACTATCAAGATCCAAATATGTATTAAAACTTGATGCTCATTGTGCAGTTGATGAGAATTTTGATACTAAAATGATACAAGCTATGGATCAATTACCGGAGAATACAACACTTATTCCCGTTATGCGTAATCTTCATATCTTTGATTGGGTATGTCCGGAAGGCCATAGACGATATCAGAGTCCTTCAGGAGTATGTGAGACATGTAAAAAGCCGACTGTTAAAGAGATAGTTTGGATTCCTAAGCGAAGTCCGGCTACCCATTCATTCAGATTTGATAAAACAATGCATTTTCAGTACTTTGGAGAATATTCCAAACGGCCTGAAGTCCAAAAAGGAATAGAAGTTAATGGTGTATATAATCCGGATTTTAGGCATACTATGAGTATTCAGGGATCATGTTTTATGACTACTAAGAAGATGTATCTTGATCTAGAACTTAATAGTGAACAATTTCATAGTTGGGGTCAGCAAGGAGTGGAAATAGCATGTAAGACATGGCTTTCAGGTGGACAAGTAGTAGTTTATATGAAAACCTGGTACGCCCATTGTTTCAGAACAAGAGGCGGTGATTTTGGTTTTCCTTACCATAATCCGCAGGATAAAGTCAATGAAAATAGGGAATTATCAAGAGAATTATTCCAGCGGAATAAGTGGCCTCTTGCTAAACGTAAATTCCAGTGGATTCTGGATAAGTTTAATCCTCCGGATTGGGGAATCAACAAAGGTGTAATTTATTACACAGATAACCAGTTGGATGAGAAGATTGCTAAACCGGTACGGGATCAGCTGACAAAAGCCGTACAAGGGAAAAATATATCAATTACCTGTTCTTCATTAAGAAAAATGGATTTTGGGGATAGAAAAGTCCGTTTTCCAACAATGAAAAGAGGATATACAACTATGTTTAAACAGATTCTGGGGGCTTTGGAAAAAAGCAGTGCAGATATTATTTTCTTTACCGAGCATGACGTACTTTACCATCCTTCTCATTTTGACTTTACTCCGCCTGATAAAGAAACCTTTTACTATAATCAGAATGTCTGGTATTTACGGGAAGATGGTCATGCAATGCATTATGATGTTAATCAGTTATCAGGGCTTTGTGTCTGGAGAGAAACAGCCTTAATTCATTTCAGGGAACGGTATGAACGGTTTTTAAAGGAAGAATTTACCAGAAATACCGGATTTGAACCATTTACCCATCATAGAGTCAGTTGGAAGAATGAATTTAAGATGGGAACTTGGAAATCAGAATTTCCTAATGTAGATATTAGGTTTGGCGTCAATGCAACCGGTATGAGATGGAAGAAAGAGCAATACCGTAACCAACAACTTCTTATTAATTGGATAGAAAGTGAAACTTCAATTCCCGGATGGGAAAATACGAAAGACCTCGTAAAAACACTTCAATAATTGCCATAAAATAAAATTTTAGATTAATCTTATAGATATGGCTACTTGTTTATTGTTTGATGATGCCAACAGCGAATATGTAGATTGCGGTACGGATGTGGCCGCTTTGGAAAATACCTCTTTTACTATCGAGGCGTGGGTAAAGCCCGTAGCGGGGGCAGGAAACAGGATAATTTTCTACTATGGGGATATAACAGCACCGAGAACTGGTTACGGTATCGGTATTGAGGGAACTACCGAGAAATTTTACATAGATGTCAACGCCGACAGTTCGGACAGTGCGGTATTTGCTAAAACAGCAACAACCTCTTGGCAACACGTAGCAATAACCTATAACGCCACTAACAATGTTACCCGGTTATATGTTGATGGCGCATATATAGAACAAAACACATCTGATATCGCTGCCGACCCATTATTTACCGACAGCAACACGGCTTATCTGGGTTGTTTGGAAGGGGCGGCTTTTTATGACGGACGGATATCGGATTTGCGAATTTGGAATGATGTTCGTACTGATCAAGAAATTTCTGATTATTATAACAAGAGATTAACAGGTTCTGAAGATGGATTGGTTATTTATTATAAGATGGATGAAAATACAGGAACAACCTTAAACGACCTATCAGCCACTAACCAGGACGGGACTTTTGCAGCAGGGGGGGCAGCTCCTGCTTGGGATGCAGATAATCCAACATTTGTTAGTGCAAGCGCATCAGTTTCCAGATCTTTAAGTCCATCAGGATCAGAGAGTAAAAGTGAATCACAATCTCAGAGTCCATCGGCTTCTGGAAGTGCTAGTGAATCACAGTCTTTAAGTCCATCTGCTAGTGAGTCTAAATCTGAGTCTAAGTCTGAGTCTAAATCTGAATCAAAATCTCTTAGTCCAAGTGCTAGTGAGAGTAAAAGTGAATCTAGTAGTCCATCTTCTTCAGGATCCGCATCTATTAGTGCCAGTTCTTCTCCTTCCCCGGCTGAATATACAAATAAATATTCAACATCAGGAAATACTTATACTGATAAATATACAACAACTTATTAAAATATAGCAATTATACCTATAAACATATCAAATTAAATTAGATAAGTTTAAATAATATAGGATTATGGCTACTGATTCATATACAAATGCAGGTAGTTTTACTTGGACTTGTCCGGCAGGAGTAACTTCTGCTACTGTAGAGTGTTGGGGAGGTGGAGGAGCTGGTGGAGGGTTGACTACAGATGCCTTGTATTGTGGTGGAGGTGGAGGAGCGGGGGGACAGTATTCTACTAAGGTAGTTTCTGTAACACCAACTACTGAATATACAGTAGTAGTTGCAGCAACAAGAAGCGGAGGAACTGGTGATGGGGGAACTGGTAATGATTCAACTTTTAACACGACAACTGTAGTAGCTAAAGGAGGAGCAGGAGGAAAAAGTTACGAAAATGGAGGAGGGGGAGGTTCGGGATCAACAACTGGGGGAGTAGGAGATACGGTATATGCTGGTGGTAATGGATCGAATAAAGGTGTTGGTCAAAGAAGCGGGGCCGGAGGTGGAGGAGCTGGAAGCGGAGGAACAGGGGGAAATGCTTCTGGAATAACAGCAGGAACAGGAACAGCAACGGGAGGAGGAGATGGAGGAGCAGGAAGAACAACTAATGGAAATGGTAATGCAGGAACTGCAGCAGGTGGTGGTGGTGGTGGTGGTTCAAATGGAGCCTCAACAGATAATAGGAATGGAGGAACAGGAGCAAAGGGTAGAGTAGATATAACTTATACAGTAGAAGCAGGAACAACTTCTTCTTCAGCTTCTGGTTCTAAATCTGGGAGTGCTTCTCAAAGTCCTTCAGCTTCTCAATCACCATCAGGTAGTCAGAGTCCTAGTGCGTCTGAAAGTGCAAGTGGTTCTAAATCTGGAAGTGCCTCTGGATCAGCTAGCGGATCTAAATCTGAGTCAAAAAGTCTTTCTCCTTCAGCATCAGGGTCTAAAAGTGGTAGTGCATCCGGTAGTGCTTCTGGAAGTGCCTCTGGATCAAAATCACAAAGTCCTAGTGCTTCTGGAAGTGCGTCAGGGAGTGCATCTGGCTCGGCCAGTGGAAGCGCATCTGGATCAAAAAGCCTATCACCTAGTGCTTCCGGTTCGGCCAGTGGATCAGCTTCCGGTTCTAAATCGCAAAGTCCTTCAGCAAGTGAGAGTGCTTCACAAAGCCCTTCAGCTTCCGTAAGTGCTTCTGGGTCAGCTAGTGGAAGTAAATCAGAAAGTAAAAGTGTTTCTGCCTCATTAAGTCCTAGTGCTTCAGAAAGCGAGTCAGGATCAGAGTCAGAATCCAAGTCTGAGTCTGCTTCTCCAAGTGAATCAGGAGGTACAGTTAGTTCTTCACAAAGTGAATCTAAAAGCCAATCGCCTTCAGCATCAGAATCTAAGTCTCAAAGTCCAAGTGCTAGCGAATCAGCAAGCGGTAGTGCTTCAGGATCTAAATCTGAAAGCAAATCTTTAAGTCCTTCCGCTAGTGAAAGTGCTAGCGGTTCAGCTTCCGGAAGTAAGTCATTGAGTCCAAGTGGATCCGGTTCAGCCAGTGGAAGTAAATCTGAGTCAAAAAGTCAGTCTCCTAGCGCATCAGGATCAGCCTCAGGTTCAGCTAGTGGTTCTGCTTCAGGGTCTAAATCTTTAAGTCCTTCCGCTAGTGAAAGTGCGTCAGGTAGTGCATCTGGTTCTAAGTCTGGTTCAGCTTCAGAAAGTGCATCACAATCTCCTTCTGCTTCTGGCAGTAAATCCGGATCGGCATCAGGAAGTGCTAGTGAATCAAAATCAGAATCTAAATCACTGTCTCCTTCAGCTTCAGGTTCGGCTAGCGGAAGTAAGTCTGGGAGCAAGTCAGAATCTGCATCTGTAAGTCCGTCAGCTTCCGGTTCAGCTTCTGGATCTGCTAGTGGCTCTAAATCTCAATCCCCATCTGCTAGTGGAAGTGCTTCCGGAAGTGCTAGTGGTTCTGCTTCGGGTAGTGCTAGTGGGTCAAAATCTGGTAGTAAATCAGAATCTAAGTCTCAATCTCCTTCAGCTAGTGGTAGTGCTAGCGGTTCAGCAAGCGGATCTGCAAGTGGATCAGCTTCAGAAAGTGCATCACAATCTCCTAGCGGTTCCGGTAGTGCGTCAGGGTCTAAATCTGAAAGCAAGTCGTTATCTCCTTCAGGAAGCGGTAGTGCTAGTGAAAGTAAAAGTTTGTCGCCATCTGCATCAGCAAGCGAGTCTGCGGGTGGTATTTCCGGTTCAGCTTCAGGATCTTTATCCGAAAGTAAAAGTCAAAGTCCTTCAGGAAGTCAATCGCCTTCTGCTTCAGGTTCTAAGTCTGGTTCTAAATCAGAATCAGCTAGTGAGTCTAAAAGTGGATCAGCTTCCGGATCTAAATCTGGAAGTAAATCAGAAAGTAAAAGTGTTTCTCCTTCCGCTTCCGGTTCTGCCTCAGGTAGTGCAAGCGGAAGTAAATCAGGTTCTGCGTCTGAAAGTAAATCTGAATCGGCTTCGGGTAGTGCATCCGGATCTAAAAGTGCAAGTAAGTCAGAGTCTGAATCTGAAAGTAAATCCGAGTCTAAAAGTGAATCAAAATCTCAATCTCCTTCTGGTAGTGAGAGTAGATCAGAATCAAAGTCAGAAAGCAAATCAGAGTCTAAGTCTGAATCTAAAAGTCTTAGTCCTTCAGGTAGCGGTAGTGCTTCATATTCAGTCAGTCCTAGTGCTAGCCCATCAGCATCTGTTATTGAATATATTGCTAAATACAAAGAGTGGGATAGTTTACCTGATGTTGTTGAAGATGATCCGATTGGAGATAATGTACTTGAAAGTAGTGCTAGTCCAAGTGAAATTGTTTGGACTGCTAAGTATAAAGAGTGGGATGATTTACCGGAATCGGACTAAAATTGCCATAAAATAAAATTTTAGTTTAATCTAATATTATGAAATATGAAATAAAAGAGTTTGGTGGAGGTATTTCCAGTTTCTCTGATCGGGGTATAAGGGGAAGTTTTAAGTTTGGATCAAACCTTTCAATTAGAAAAACCGTTGATACATTGTCCTGCGGTCAGGCAATGAAAGAGGAAGGATTGTTTGAGACAAGTCATTCACAATCCAGTTCTTTATCCCAAAGTACTTCTCAATCGCCAAGCGGAAGCGGTAGTCCTTCAACAAGTTACAGTAACTCACAATCAGCCTCAGCTTCGCCTTCCGGTTCAGAATCAAAAAGCGGATCCAAAAGTGCCAGTCCGTCAGGATCAGCATCCCCTTCCGGATCAGCAAGTTCTTCACCATCACCTTCTACAGGACTCTACAATGTCTACACAGACCTTGTAATTGCCTGGGTAAAGGCAACTGATGGAAATACTTATGGATTCGGTAATGCCGGACATATTTACAGGCGGTATTCAGACGGATTTACCAGAATGGTTTATACCGATCCTAATGGAGGAATCAAAGGGGCGGTAGAGAAACCTTCAGATAGTGGTAAAACATATCTTCAATGGGCTACAAGCACTAAAGTTATGCAAAAAGAATTACCCGGTTTAAGTAATTGGTCAGATGTAGAAACGGTGGCAGAAAACCTAACTGATGCAACCTGGCATACTATGAAACAGATAGGTGGAGCAAATTACATTTGTAATGGCTCAAGAATAGCTTTGGTAGGATATGATGGTTCATGGACAAATGAAGCACTGGATATTATACCGGGAAATATAGCCAAGACTATTATTGAACGGAACGGCAGGGCAGTAGTAGGTACATATAAATCAGGTTATCCTAATAAAGGAGTAAATGGTGCTATTGATTGCGAACAACCTCTAATTCAAATCGGAGATGATGGGGAACTGTTTTTCTCTAATTTTACGGATTCAATGCCTATAAAGAGGTTTCCTGGAGGGGGTAGGATAAATCCTCATGGCGTAGCCAATGAAGTAGAACAAATTGAGATCTTTGACTGGATATATGGAGCTGATAGTTGGGTAGATAAACAAACAATGGGTAATATGTCTATCTGGGGAGTGTTTGAGGCAGATTCGGGGAAGAACGGCCTGTATTATTATGGCCGTAAAAACAAAGAACAACCTTTTACTTTAAACCTTGAGTATGCAATGGCTGTAGATGAGATTGGAGCAGTTTGTACAGTAGAAGGAGTCACTTTTGCCAGTTATAGGGATGGGAATGATTTTGGAGTTAGGGCAGTTGATCCGACTACCAAAGCAACCGGAACTTATGAAGGTTTGGAATTTAGAACACCGATTAAAAAAGTAAATCAAATTACCATATTTAATCATGTAGAAATATTTATGGATGAATTTCCGGCCGGTTGCAGTATTGCTTTCTATTACCAGAAAAATAAATCGGGTACTTGGGTACAGGCTTATACCGCTGATGGTAATACGACCTATTCTACAACAGGAGGCAAGAAAGCAGTATTTAGGTTGGGTGAGGAGATGGATATTTATGAACCCCGGATAGTTATGACTCCTAATGGAAATACTACCCCGGAAATATTCCGTATAGTAACAGATTTTACATAAAATGGATGATAAAGTTTATGTACCAGAAGTTATAAATGAAAATCCTTTCCCCGGAGAGGTTGTACAGCCTTTGTCATCTTCATTTCAACCAACAGGAGGTAACTATACTCCCGCTACAACCATAGAAAAGACTTTTCCTATTAAAAGAACCGCTATAGAGCTTCTTAGTACAGCCCTTAATACAAGAAGCAAAAAGATATTGCAGGAGTTTAAATTGGAACAATCCGGAGGTTTTCAGATAGGTAATTTTGAAGAAGGTACTTCAGGAGATTTAAGGTTAACTCCTAACGGAATAACAGCCAGAAATGTAGCAGGATTGACTACTTTTGATATAGATGGAGATACTGGAGATGCTATATTTGCAGGACAAGTAAGAGCCGGATCAACTATTGTTTCTGATACTATTATTACTGAAAAAGCCTCAACAGGTAACGGCCGGACTGTTTATTACACTAACGGAATCCCTACTATTTTAATAGGAGATCCGGATTAAAATGAGTGTAATACGAGTAGCACTTCCGGGATATGATGCTTTAACTGATACTGATCCTCAGCATTTTTCACTTTTTTCAGATACGGATAATGTTTTAATTAAAGAGTTTGATAGGGGTAGCGGAAACGGAAATGCAACCATAAACCACAATTTAGGTTATGTGCCTTTTTTTCTTGTATATACTGATATAGGAGGCGGTAGGTTTAGAGTAGTTAACGCCCAAAATCCCTTAGGCGGAGGGCCACAAGTATATACAACAACTACAGATTTAATTATTGCTAACAATGCCGGAGCGGATTACCAGTATTATATATTTTATGACAATGTTGTATGACACAGGAAATAAGGGTAGCCAAACAAGGTAAAAGTGTTTATTCTACAGATCCTAATGATTTTATTTTTCATAGTGCTTATAACACATTCAAAATTCTCTCTGAAGGTTTATTGACTGATCAAACCGTTAATGCTAATCCTAAGACTTTTACGGTAGCTCATGGACAATCAACGACTCCTTCGGTTTATGCTCTTGCTAAGTTTCCTGATGGATATGTAGCACAACCTAATGATAAAGAACGTAACGATAATATACCGCCAATAGGAAGATATTGGAGAGTTGAAGTTGATGGTACAAATGTCTATTTTATTTTTTATCAAAAGACAGGAACTAGCGGTAGCCCGATTTTATATCCTGGAACAGTAAGTGATGATGATAGAACCGGAACTATTAGTTGGAGTAACACAAGTAATGCTACAACCAGCAACAATAGTTATGCTACGGCTACATTTTCAGGAGCTGCAACCAGCCATTATCTTAAATTTAATAACTTTGGATTTAATATACCTTCTGATGCAACAATAACAGGAGTGACTTTAAAAAAAGAAGGTTATTATTCCGGTTCTCCGGTAGGTTCTAGTAATGCTAGACTTAACATTGGTGATAGTCCTTCAGGCGATACAAAAACAACTAATTTCACTAGCTCCGATAGTGTTATTACTGAGGGTGGATCATCTGATTTATGGGGTAATTCTTTAACACCAACAATAGTAAATTCAAGTGACTTTGGAGCATTTTTATGGACAGAATTAAGTAGCGGTTCGGGTGTGATTTATATAGATTGTATAAATATTCAAGTCAGTTTTACCAGGCTTCTTGGTAATTACAATGTTTCTTTTAAATATTATATATTTGAAACTCCCTTATGAAAATACGAATAGCTAAACCTGGATATAACGTCTTAACTGAAACTGATCTTGATAATATTATATTTGATTCGGCTTACGATACTCTTAAATATCATTTAAGCGGTACTAAATCCCTTGTGGTTGCCGGTAGTGATGCGGAAACAACTGTTACTCATGGATTGGGTTATATTCCTTTTTTTATTGTGTTTGTTCAGAATCCATCTGTTACTACCCGTTATTCAATGACTCCGTATGTTTTTGAAGATGTAGCAGATTATGCATATTTATCAGCTTATGCAGACTCGGATAAGATTTATTTTACCGCACATACTAATACGCTAAACGCTACCGTTAATTATTATTATAAAGTGTTCCGTAACAATACAGGTTTATAGTTGCCATAAAATAAAAATATACTTTATTCTTATAACATGATAACTTATTTAGATATTGACCAGGCGATACAGGATGATTTAACTGTTGGGGATGAAAGTACTCTTTATTCTCCGGCACTACGAAAAAGGATAATAAATAGGGCATATCATAAAGTAGGCGGTTTATTTCCTTGGCCGGAACTTCAGGATGCTAAAAAAACTAACACTCAAGTAAACCAGGAATATTATGATTATCCTCGTAACTGGAGGTCAAATTCCATCTGGAAGGTAGTTATTGATAATGTCCGTTATGGAGAAGATCCTGATGGAAGTCCGCTTTCCTTTGATGATTACTTGAATTGGAAAGAGGATTATCCCGATTCGACCGAGAAGAAATGGGCTAACCAATGGAGAAGATTCTTTGTTTGGCCTGTTCCTACTACACTTGGAAGCTATAATCTCCATGTTTGGGGAATAAAGGTTGTTGCTGATTTAAGTGCTGATGATGATGTTACTGTCTTTTCTTATTCTACTCCTGAAGCAAATGAAGCAATCCAACTTGAAGCAGTTGCTATCCTCAGATCAAAAGGAGATAATGATAAAGGAGCAGGATTTAAGAGTATGGAAGCAAAACAAATTCTTATTAGTGCTTGGGATAAGATAGCAAAAGAACAAGCTAAATATGAAAAGAATCAGCCGTTCTTTTATGTAACTGATATGTATGGCGGTACTAATAGTGAAGATTTAAGAGGAAAATTTGACCTGTAAAAATATGAATAAAATTTATTTAAAAGGGAAAAACGCTATCGGTAAATACGTTATTGTTGATAATGAGGATTTTTATTGGTTAAATAAATTTAATTGGTATTTAAATAAAAACTTACACTACCCATTTAATGAATATGCTAGAAGAAATAGACTTAATAAAAACAACTCAGATCAAATTTTAATGCATAGAGTAATTTTGGAGAAATATAAAATAAAGATTGAAAATAAATTGATAGATCATATAAATAACAATAGTCTTGATAATAGAAAGAGTAATTTAAGAATAGCTACTAAATCACAAAATAAAGCTCATGGACAGATATATAAAAATAACTCAACTGGATATAGAGGAGTTTATTATGAAGAAAATTTTAGACCTAATAAAAAATGGAGGGTTAGGATATCTGTAAATGGAAAAGATAAGCACGTAGGTAGATATAAAACTAAAGAAGAAGCAGCATTAGCCTATAATGAAGTTGCTATACAATATTTCGGTAAGTTTGCATATATTAACCAAAGTTTGCATATATTAACCAGATAGGAGGAAATCTTTAATGGCTACTATAATAGGAAATAATCAAGTTAAATTAAACAGCGGACAGACTGTTCAAGCTCAACAGGGAGGATGGTATGACGGACAGCAATTCTGGGGCGGTACACTATCCCAACCGGGACAGATAAACTCGTTAAGTAACCAACAGGGAGCCGGACAAGCTGTTTCCCAGGATGTAATTGCTCAGACTAATCCGGCTAATGTTGCCTATATAAACCAGCAAAGACAAAAAACAGGGCTTCCTCCTTCACCGGTACAAGCTCCGGTAAACCAACCGGCAGCAGTCCAGCCAACCGGACAAACTTCAGCAGGAACAGGTGCAGGCGTGGGAATTACGCCTCCAGCAACCATAAATCTACCTTCTTTATATGAAAGTCTATATGCTTCATCCGGTATAAGGGATATTGAAGCTCAACTTTCAGCCAAGACTAATGCTTATAACGAACAGGTAGCCAAAATTAAGGACAATCCTTATTTATCAGAAGCAACCATGACCGGCAGGATTGCAAAACTAGACCAGAAATTTGCTGCCGATAGTGCAGCGATTAAAAATGATATTGCTACTAAAAAAGCGGATATTGAAACACAGCTTAATCTTCAGACTAAACAATTTGATATTAATTCACAGGCAGCACAACAGGCATTTTCCCAGTTTAATTCACTTTTGTCAGCAGGGGCTTTAAATGATGCTAGCGGGGAAGATATTGCCAATATTACAAGAGCAACTGGTATCTCAAGCGATATGATATATAGTGCTATAAATGCTCAGAAAAAGAAAAATGTTAATACTTCAGTTATTCAGTCAACGGCAGATTCAGGCGAAGTAACAGTGAGTGTAATAAATACCGATACAGGAGAGATAATCAAACAGTCGAGTCTAGGTAAGATAGGTAACCAACAGAAGGCAGCCGAACCAAAAGAAGCAACAACAGCAACACAACAATCTTCAGTAGGACAAATACTTAGTTCATACTTTTCCAATGAAGCACAACAAGCCCAAATATCTCCGGAAGATTTATATAGAGAATTATTATTAAAGTTTCCTTTGGCATCAAGTTATATACAGGAAAATTGGACAGCAGACGATATTAGAAAAGCTACACAATAATATGTATGGACAACAATATAGTAACAAGTTTTTTTTCAAGTTTAGGACAACCGCAAGCCACTCCTGGTTTACAATCAAATAATGTTGTAAGTGAATTTTTCGGCAGTATTAAGCCAACCACAAGAAAAACAGTACAACCTGTTTTAAAACCGCAACCACAGCCAAATATAATTCAAAAAGCAATCAATTATATCAATCCTCCTATGGTATCTCCTTTACCTGATGAAAAACCTAAGAGCTTTTTGCAAAAACTGGATGAGGTTATTGCTGAAAAGTTAAATAAAGTCAGGGAGGTAAAAAGTAAAAACATAATTCCCGGAGGATTAAAAGGTGCAAAAGAACGTATAACTTCAATACCTCTTAAAGAATATGTTTTACCTCTTGCTACAAAAGCGGAACCAGTTAGGCAATATGGTAAAAATGCTCTGGAAAGTGCTGTTAATTCGATAACAGGAATAGCTAAATTTACACCGGCTTACATGACTGCTAGGGCAGCCATAAATAAACCGGTATCAGCAAGAGAATACTTAGGAAATCTAATCAATACTCCACTTAGTATATTTAGTACTGCTTGGCATCTAAATCCGGAAGCTCCTGCATTTGGAGCAATAATGGGAGAACTTAAAACATTAAGGAAAAAATATCAGGAAAAAGGAGTAAATATCGGATGGAATGATTTAGCCGATGTTATAGAAGGAGCAACAAAAGGTATAGGGGAACAACCTGGAGTTGGTTCGGTAATAACAGATAATGTAGAACTAGCTCAGAAAATAGATACTGTATTCATGGCTGCAATGTTTGCTAAACCTATTATTTCTAAAAAAATAAGAAAAATAGGAATTAAACCATTACCGGAAAAAGTTACAGAAGTAAGTAAGGTTTCTGTTGAAGAAACAATGAATAAACAATCAGAGGCTTATCAAAAAGCTCCTTATGCTAAAGCCGATACTAGAATAAACGATTTAATTAAGACTTCAGAAACTCTTGAAGGAAAACAAATTGCTCAACAGAGATTACAAACAGCTATTCAAAATGAACAAATTAAACCTGATAAAGATGGTAAGATAACCGTCTATCGTGTTGGTGAACCTAAAACCGACTATTACAGTGTAACTTATAACGAACAGTCAGCCAAAACAATTCAAGCAGAACGAAAGGCTTTGTTACATAAAGAAGAACCTATTACTAGCCAAAAAATATCCCCAGACCAGATAGTTACTTTTATTGGAGACGTGGATAAGGAATTGGTAATTAAATCTCCCTCTTCTAAAGGAGTAGGGGAAGTAACTAAACCCGTCATAAAACCGGTCATAAACGAGGCTAAACCCGTCATAAAACCTAATATAGAGACAATAAGTAAAGAACAAATTGCAAACTCCAAAACTATAAAAGATATTAAAACATCACTTAGGAATATTAAGACAGAATATACTAACCTAATTACCGAAGCTGAAGGTAAATCAGTCCTTGCTCAAGAACAAAGAAGCGGATTAAATACAAACGATATAAATACTCTTAAAAGAATATATAACAAAAGTGAGAAATTCCAAGCCGGTGATATTGAAACAATTAGAGCCAGCAGTTCTAAAGATTTAGTAAACAGAGTGATTGAAAACGTGCAGGAGAAATATCCGGAAATGAGTGAACAGGAGGCTTTTGACTATGCCATCAAACTGCCTACTAAAGCTCAAGAGGCGGTTAAACCGGATATTAAAGGTTTAACTGAAAAAGAGAAAGTTCTTAAGAAGTATTTAGAGGTTTTAGATAAGAAACAAAAAGAACTGACTAATAAACTCGCAACACAAAAGGAAAATGAGATTTATAACGAATGGAAGGAAGTTATTGTTGCTCAAGAACAGTTGGCTAGAATAATTGAAGTACCCAGAGAACAACTGCCGGTAGGTGAGGGTAAAGTTAAAGTGAGCCGACTTGAGGCAAGGGTAAAAAAAGCTTTGGATGATACTTCACCGGAAACAATCGAAAAACTCGGTTTAACTACTTATAACCAGATGGTAAGAAAAGAAACTATTAAACAGGCTGTGGAATATGTAACCAGTAATCCGGAAGAGGCAATAAAAGTTTTAACCGGAGACGCACAAGCTCCTAAAGGTTTACCTAGAAACTCAATCTATGTTGCTATGGAGAATATGGCTAAAGATGATCTTGAACTAGCTAGAAAATTGGCTACTCTTTCTTCTACCAGATATGGACAGGAAATAAATATATTAAAAGAAATTGATCCTAATTCTCCGGTTAAGCGGATAAATGATATTATTCAAATTAAGGAGGAATCTTTTCAAAAAAAATACAAAGGACAGACTGTAAAATCAGTTAAGGATAAAGTTGTCAGACAAATTAAAGATTCGGTTAAGAAGGTCGATAAATACGATTGGAATAAATTTATAGATAGTATAGATACTTGTTAAAAAATATATGGCATTTTGCTTAACGATCGAGGAAAAAACAAAATTTAAAAGGGCATTAAAAAACAGGGAAATTGATCCTGCTGTATTGGAAAAGTGGGATAGTCTTAAAAGGCGTGAATATCTTGCTAAATATGTTGGGAATAATGCTTCTAAAGTTAATGCCTTGTTTGAAAGTAAATTACTGCTTAAGAATAAGAAAGCCGGATGGATTTCCTGGGCTAAAAAAACAGGAGGAATATCTTCCGGAGCTAAAAAGGATATGATTTCAATGATTCAGAAACTAGATAAAGTATTTAATCCGGCTGAGGAAGAAATGTTTCTACAGGATCTAGCTGCTCAAAAACTTAAAGTAGGAGTTACTCAACAAGAAGCTAAGGTTATTTTTGACTTATCAAGTAAAATAACCAATCTTAATGAAAAAGCCAATAAGGAAGGGGTATTTTCAAATGAAAATGATCGTCTTGAATACGGTGATACTCAATATCAGATAGAAGAATATATTAATAATATTAAAAGAGAAGCTAAAGGTTTTAATACTGTAGATGTAGTAAAAGAATCTCCGGGGGTATTAAAATCACTTCAATCTACACTTGATAACTCATTCTTCGGTAGACAGGGGATTAAAGTCTTATACAATAATCCGCTTGTTTGGATA